ATGCAAATTCATGTAGTGCAATCAGGGCAGACACTAGGTACGATTGCAGAACAATATGGAATTTCATCGGGACGAATTATAATAGATAATGAACTGCCCAATCCCGATAACCTGGTGATCGGGCAGAGCTTAGGAATACGTGTGCCTGAAACCGTTCATACGATTGCGGAGGGAGATAGTTTATTTAGCATTGCACAGCAGTACAAGGTAAATCCTGCGCAAATCCTTCGGAACAATCCAAGGATTGCCGAAAATGAGATCCTGACACCGGGAGAGCAGGTAGTAATTACCTTTAAAGGGGAAGAACCAATTGATAATGTAATATTGAACGGATACGCCTATCCATTCATCAACCGGAATGTATTAAGAAAGACATTATCCTTTCTTACGTATCAATCCCTGTTTACCTATGGATTTACTTCGCAGGGAGATCTGATACCGATTGAGGATACGGAGCTGATTGCTCTGGGGAAGGAGTTTGGAGTGGCATCCATTATGATGCTTGCGCCAATGAATGCGGAAGGTAAATTTGATACGCAAATTGCCCATGATATGTTTGTCAACAAGGAAGGGCAGGATAGACTAATTGATAATATTATTTCTACTATGCAGGAAAAAGGATATGTCGGTCTGGACATTGATTTTGAATTTATACTGCCGGAAGATCGGCAGAACTTTATCGATTTTATTAAGAACGTACAAAGCAGACTCAAGCCGCTTGGGTTGCTTACGCTGGTAGCTTTGGCACCGAAAACTTCTGGGGAAATGACGGGTCTGCTTTATGAAGCCCATGATTATCCTGCGATTGGTGCGATCGCAGATTATGTTTTGCTGATGACATATGAATGGGGTTATACATAGTACCATGCAGGTCACAGGTGGTTGTCAGAACTTTATAACCCTAGGATAAATATGGATACTAAAGTTTGCATTATCGCGGTTACCCTTCCGATTAGGCTCTGTTTTAATATATTCAACTTTCTCAACGATCTCTTTAAGGCTTTCATTTTTTGCAGATGCAGACTTTAAGTTTTCATAAGCATCAAGGATGTGTTCAGCCTTAGGAATAAACACTTCATTTCTCTCTGCCTGTTCATTTAATATTAAAAGATCTCTTTCAAGCGTCCGTATAGTGCTTTCTATAACATTAATCTGATCGGATAACTTTTTATTTCTTTCTGTAAATATATCGGGAGTATATATTCCTTGTTCCAGAAAAGTGAAGGTTCTTTCTCGTTGCTCGTTAACCTTATCAAGCTGCAGTTTTGTTTGCTTTATTGCGGCTTCTTTATCTTTAATGGCTTGCGAATATGGTACATCAAGCTTTTCTACGTTCCATTTCACTTTGAATTCCGATAGCCACTTTTTTAGTTCATCTATTAATACATTTTCTACTAGATAAAGAGGAGATGAGATGTTATCACAATATCGATTGGGGCACTTTAATGCATCATATTGGGTTTTTTTATTCTTTGCCAGCCTGGTCATCATGGCACCGCACTTACCACAGTAAACTATTCCAGTAAGCGGGTTTTTTAAAACATTGCTGCCTGGTACGGGAGGCTGGCCACGTTTTGATAGTATTTTTTGGGCCTGGTTAAATGTATCCATATCAATAATTGGTTCATGCATACCATCAACCAATATATAGTCATCTGAATTGGGGCGGGTTACTATTATTTCATTATTACTAACAGATTTTATTTCCTTACGATAAGCCCAGCGAATTTTCCCTATATAGACAGGATTTTTTAAGATATCCTGAATGGATGCTCTTGACCAGGTGTCATTTATCATAGGTTTGATTCCCAAACTATCCAGCTTTCTCGCAATGCGGACGGAGCCTAGTTTTTCATATGTACCATCCGGCTGCAGTTCGCCTACAGTGTATAGATTATATATGATTTTTATGACTTCGGCTTGCTGAGGATTAACTTCAAGAGTATACCCTTTATCATTTTTTATTTTAACTCTATTGTAGCCGTATGGTGCCACAGAAGAGATATACTTACCTTCTTTAACGGATGCAATTCTACCCCTTTGAATACGTCTCGTTATGGTTTTGTATTCTCTTCTGGACATGAACAAACCGAACTCAAAATATTCTTCATCAAATTCATTTGATGGATCATAAATTTTCATAGGTGTTATAATTTTAGTCCCCGTATATTTAAAAGCCTGGGCAACAATACCCTGATCAATGGTGTCGCCTCTTGCCAAACGTTCTATCTCCATAACAAGCACGCCCGTCCATATGCCTTGCTCGACTTCTTCAAGGAGCTTTTGCATCATTGGACGTGCAGAAATAGTTTCACCGGAAACAACTTCCCGGTATATTTCTGTTACATTAAGTTTTTGCCTCTTAGCCAGATCAAGAAGTGCTTTTTCATGCCGAAGTAGGGTTTCACCTTCACCATGAGCTTCAGCTTCAATGTCTGCTCTGGATTTTCTAAGATAGATTACATATTGCATATTATCACCAGCTCCTTATCTGCCTCTATTGCGGAACCGTCTCTGTTGGTAGCAGGGGCGGTTTAAAAAATAGTTATGCAATTTGTAAAGATTGCCTATATTCCTTAGCAATTGCAGTTTTAGTGAATTCTACAGTATTATTATAGTTTTCCTTTACGAATGACTCTATTTCATTTATTGAAACTTTAAAGAATTCTTTTCTTAAGTTAACTTTATTAACACTACGTTTTTCAAAATGTTGATGAAGAGCGGTTTCTAATGAAGGAGCGTCTGTACTAAATATCATTGCATGAACATCAAATTCAAAAGGTACGGAGGCACTACTTAATTCTTTAATTCTATCCATGGGCTCTAATCTTCTTGTCATTCCTATTTTAAATATATCTTCTCCAAATGAGCCTATATTGGATATTACATAGACATATCCAGCTTTTGCATTTGCTTCACGTTCTAACACGGTTGCTTTGTCAGTTTCTAATTGCTTTAATTTATCCTCAAGTTCTTTGATTTTGTCTATGTATAGCTGCTTTTCAATATCATTTTCAGTTTTCTGCAGATACTGCAGTAATTTGCTAATTTCGTTATTACATTGGGCTTGATCTTTCTCTAACTTGGATTTTTCACGTTCTATTTCACGTCTTACTCTCTCTTCTTCAATCATTTGTTCTTTTATAGCTTTTTGCTCTGCAAGTTCTTGTTCTTTTTTCAGTTCAGAGGTATAAACAAGATTAAGCTCTTCAAGCTTTAATTCTAATAATTCTTTACTGATAGACATACCATCTGTAGAGAAAATGCTGTTAATTGTTTCAAAGGATTTTTGGACTTTATTTCTAGATGTATCAATATTTTTTACAGATAAATTAAGTAAAATGTTATCGCATTCACAGTTGAATAATCGTAATATTTGTTTCCGATTATTGTTGATAATTTTTTTGGCGACATTATTGTCACTTATTATATTAATAGCTTTGTCTGATTTTATCAATTCAGTTGTCTTTACTTTTAATAGACTTAATCTATTTTTACATTCTTCAGATGTTAGGCCATCATAGTCCGAAAAGGAATAATGATGAATTAATACTTGTTTCTCTAATTCAAGAATTTCAGTTGTTAATTTTTCAGCTGAAAGTCTTAATTCTTTATTCTTAAGCTCCAAACTCTCTGCAAGCTTTGCGTTTCGATCTATCATCTCTTTTTTTTCGTTCTCTAACATTAAAGTAGCTTGCTGCAAATCATTTCTTTTTACTTGAGTCAAATCATCAAGCTTATCAATTTCTCCATACTTTTTTAGAAGCTTTTTGTTTTCATTTACTTGCAGGATTAAAAGTATTAAGCCTATTAATCCTGGAAATACAAAAAACCAAAATGCAAACAATAAGCATATAAACCACGTTTTTAAATACCACTTCTTTTTTGGATACATATTAATTATCTCTCCCCTTTGCCGTTATAATTATTACATCATTTACCATTATAGCAAAGGAAGTAAAATAAATCTACCAAAAGTTACAAATACGGCTTGTAAAAGTAGAACGGGCGTTCTATACTGGAATAAGCTACCTTAGAACGTGCGTTTGAAAAGGGGGATACAAATGAGTAACGAAGATATCAAGGCTTACATAATCAACCTAATCAAAGGCATAGACGATTATGATATACTTGTTAAGATATATACTTTCGTCAAAACAATCATTCATTAATTTGAGAAGAAGAGTAGAAATAAATACTACTCTTCTTTTTTGGATGCAGCTCTATTTCAACATAATCACAATGCTTCATTCGCAATCTCGTTACTTTTATGCATATGTCATTCTACCCTTAGGAACTGGGATAGGGCGGCCGAGTTCTTTTGCTGTTTCGATCCATTCGCTTATAATAATTTCCACATTTTCAAGAGCTTCCCTTGTTGTTTTTCCGTCTGCCATGCATCCTGCCAATTCAGGTACTTCAGCTATAAAAGCGTTATCTACTTGACTCCAATAAATAATTATTTCGTATTTATGCATTCTTATTGCCTCCTATCTTATATTTTAGCACGATATTTCTTACTTGCTTCACTTGATACGGCTTTGCCTTATTTCCATTTGGCTGTATATTTAAAATTTCTTCTATCCCTTCTTTAGAGTATATGAAGTGATCTCCCTTTATTCGCTCATTAAATCCCAGAGACAAGATAAATTTTCTAAAATCATTAAAAGATATGTTTTTATCGTTTTGCCCGGACATAATGCTGCGAAAAAATTTATCATATGTACCCATACAGGCCTCCTGCGCCATTAATTTGAGAAGAGTAGAACAATATTACTCTTCTTTATTTATGTTTTGGATAATATTATGGATGAATTCCTTAAGATGTTTCTTACCTTCCGGATTAAGCTTCCAGTACTCAATGATTATCTGACGGATAATCTCATCGTCAGGATCCTTTGATATCTCCGCAGCAGCCTTTATGTATTCGTCCTCTGGAGGAAGGGTTAGAAACATATCTCCTTCACCGGTTCGGAGCCAGTGTTCATTGACGTTGAATTCGGAAGATATATCGGATAAAACTCTATCGGTAATATTTATTCTGCCAATCTCTATATTTGCAACATTTGACGTTGAATTCGGAAGATATATCGGATAAAACTCTATCGGTAATATTTATTCTGCCAATCTCTATATTTGCAACATTTGACCTTGAAATTCCTATTCGATTTCCAAACTCATCTTGACTCATTTTAAATATTTCTTTTCTTAGATACTTAATTCTTTCGTTCAAATGCACCACCACCTTTCTTTTTGTCCTATATCTAAATTATATCGGATAGTTAGTGTTTGTCAAGCACAAAAAATAAAATAAAGATGTAAAAAAGTATTGACAAGCACATAAATAGCGCATATAATGTGCTTAGGACACATGAAAGGAGGAAATCAATGAACATAAGAATTGAAACCTGGGCAGGACATAAAATCCGGTTTGTAGAAAAAGATGGAGAATGGTGGGCGGTTCTTGCTGATATAGCGGCGGCACTTGATTTAACTGCTAAAAGGATAAACGAAAGACTTCCAAAGGATGTCGTTTCAAACGCCCCCCTCTCCACTGCAGGCGGTCAGCAGATGATGCTTATTGTAAATGAATATGGAATTTATGAGGCTGTTTTCGAGAGCCGGAAGAAAGAAGCTAAAGAGTTTAAACGTTGGGTTTATGAAATGCTAAAAACTCTTCGTCAATTATCCGGTCTTGAAGGCTTTCAGGTGTTCCGGATGCTGGACAAGGACCATCAGAAAGAAGCTATGGCTAAGCTTAATACCGCATTGAGAAAGCCGGTAAAAGTAGATTTTATCAAGGCGAACACCATAGCAAATAAAGCCGTGTCAAATAAGTACGGTTATCCCAAAATGGTGAAAAAGGAAGCTATGTCGCCTGAAATGCTGGTGGATAGGCAACCGATTTTAGAGGATACGGTTAATCTTATGGGTTTGGCTGATAAGTATGGGCTTGATATTTCGGTTAGTAAAGCCATTTACAACGGCTTAGCTCAAACAAAAGTAGGATAGGAGGTGAAGAGAGATGGAGATACCCGAGTTATCAATCAAAATTAATACAGAGGAAGCTACCAAAAAGCTGAGCCGGATAATTGAGCTTTTGAAGGAAGTGGACGCATTATCCGACTCAGTATCGGAAAAGCTTAGAAATTTAACTGCGACTGGATGTAATCATCAGTAGCGGTTTCAAGTATTTCATCCCACGATGAAAAATCCGTATGGGTCAAAACATACTCGTCAAACACATCATCTGGGATTGCTTCAAAGTCAGCCTTCGATTTGACATTAAAATTGCCGACTTTTAAGAAATCCTCAAATGTAGTTACCCGGATATGTGCCATCATGAACTCACGACTGAACAGGGCATTTAAATCAACTTCCGAATTGCCCAGCGAATTCATTTTATCAAACATGGTATCAAGTTCTTTAGTGAATTTATGAATTTCGGTTTTGTTATGTTGATAGTTATTCATGGGCTTTTTTCTCCTTTCTTTTGTATTCCGTCCGGTACACGGTAAATCCATTATAAGGAAGAAAAGAAGAAAGCGCAACAAACAAAAGTAGGATAGGAGGTGAAAGAGCATGACAAAATATACACATTTGACAGAAGAGGATATAGCAGAGGCACGGGATATTAAAGACATCCTGAATACTTTAGATATGAATGCTAGGCAGCTGGTGCTTGTATATGCCAGGGGACTAAGTGATATGCAGAAAGTTACTGAAAAGCAAACAGCCTAGCCTGTGAGGGCTAGGTTACTGGCAACAAGTACAACCAGAGCTACATAACTTATATCAAAGCGTAATGAGGTGATTTAATGGCAGTAGTAAAGACAATGAATATTGATGGTGCAATTGTCAACGTCCATGACGATTACATACGGAGCCGCGAAGAGTCCGAAGAGATAATGCAAAGAGTATCGGATATTATCCTGCGACAGCTAAATGCACAGCATAACGCTAAAAGATTTAAGGAAATGCAAGAAAAAGCAGGATCGGATAAAACCGCTTAGGCGGTAACCGGTGGACAAGCAATGTAGAAACAAAAGCAGGGAGGTGAAGAAAGATGAATACAGGTAAGACCACTAGGAAAAAGGTAGGGAGGGCAATCAATTTATTATCAAGTCCATTTTCTGATGCGGCCCTAAAATCATCGACTGATGACTATGCCCTCATAGCAGAAATTGTATTGTTGCTGGCTGGCAAGGAATACATGTCCACGCAGAGGGCAATAGACATACTTCATGATACACAAACAATATTGCCTTACATTACAGAACTGTAGTTACTTTAAAAAGGATATACCGTCTTTTTTAGGATGCGCATGATCTAATTCTTGTACAGCTTTGTCATATGATTTCAAATAATATTTAACCATATCTTCAACGATCCCATCGGTTCCGCGATGTATGTAGTCGGGTTTGTTTGAATCAACAAAGCATTTGGCTGCAGTCATGGCAATTTCATGAGTAACTATTTTTTTATCCATTAGAGTTCTCCTTTCCAGTGTGCTCGGCTACTGCAATAGCCTGTAACTACATCATAGGAGAATAATGGAGCAATTACAATAAATTCAGGAGGTCAATAGTATGCCAACATTAGTTTTAAAACGGAAGAAACGGCAACCTCTCGATGAGGGACAGGCCGTAGTGAGGATTGATGCAGAAAGCTACAACAAGGTATTAGAGGTAGCGGATGAAACAGGTGAAAGCCTTAGAAGCATCGTGTCTAAGATGGTTGGATTTGCTTACGAAAACATTACATACGAGAGTGAAGAATAGACAACAAGTACAAACGGTAGTTCATAAAATATAAGGGAGGCGGTGGAATGTTAGTAGAAGAACATAAAAATGGAAATGCAACGATTAGGATTTATGACGATTTTATTCGTAGCAAAGAAGAGTCTATTGAGATACTTCAGAGGGTTGCTGATAACATGCTCCGTCAGCTAAATGCTCAAGAGAAAACCGCTTAGGCGGCAACCGGTGGACAAGCCATTGAGGAGGTGAAAGAGAATGAACCTGGAAATTATCACAATTGAAGATTGCCTGGAAGCTTATGAGCTCCGTGGATGGGGTGTAATCCTTGAAGATGGACAAGTTACCGGCTTTGAAAAGGGGGTGAATGGGTTTGACTAATATAGTCGTAACAGTAGAAAGGCAGGCAGTTGTAAAGCAGACAGAAAAGCTATGCAACTATCTAAACACAGCCAATGCTGTATCAGAAAGTAGTACCTTTGCAGAAATCAATTCTGCACGGAATGTATTGTTTATGGCAAAAGGATTGTTTCAAGTGTTGTGGAATTTTAAGCTGCTGCCTAACTGGATAGAAGTTGAAGAGGACATGAACCGAATCGAGCAAAAGCACGCCTACATACTGGAGCAAAAGCGCATGGAGCAGCGGCGCAGGAGGCGAACATGAAAAAGGAATGTGTTTACTGTGGGTTACGCTGGGGTGTATCTATCCTTCAGAAAACACCTAAATCCGGATATGAATGCCCCAGGTGTGCTACAAAAAGAAAAAGAGCCCAGCAGCGGGAACTGCAAAGGCTCAAAACAAAAACATCATAGTGCTATTTTAGCACAGAACTGGAGGCGAATCAATGAAATCAGAAGTAACAAAGCAGGGGCTGATTTACGTAGAGAAAAAAGATATTGCAGAGGCAGTCAATACCGTACTAGATTTACAGAATAATGCGGACATGCTTACGGAAAATTCATCTGATGCAGAGCTAAAGGATGCTTATCATAACCACGGGATTGCACATGGGTATATAAGGTGTTTAAGAGATTTAGGACTACTTTTAGAGCCGAATTATACAAAGCTATTCATCGAGCAGATAAGAATTAGCGAGATGATTAGTAATTTAAAGGAGGTCAATATGGTAAAAGGAATAGTAAGAAAATTAGATGATTTAGGTAGAATTACGCTGCCAAGAGAATATAGAAAAAGCCTACATATGCGGGATAGAGAAGAAATTGATATGTGTTTAGACGGAAATATAATTCGGGCAGAGCAAGCGGGCGAAAAGCCATTAGGGGTTGTACGTAGTCTTGACGATCTAGGCAGGTTAACACTACCAAGGGAGTACCGCAGGACGCTTGGCATTGACACTGGCGACAAAGCGGATATCTATCTGGACGATGGTAAGATTTGCATTCAGAAGTATGGTTGTGAATGGTGTATTGAAACAGAGGATTTATTTGAGTTTAATGGGCATCAGCTCTGCAGGAAATGTGCTTATGCAGTAGTAGATGGAGTGATAGGTAATGATGTATAGAGATTATTGGGTATGTCCGGATTGCGGGGCGGCACTGGATCCGGATGAAAAGTGCAATTGTCATGACCGTAGGCCGGCTGCCTATTGTTTTATGTGTGCAATGCCACTATATCCAGAAGATGCTTTGTATGATCAGGATCCCGCTTATGAGATCGATGGGCATGTCCTCTGTGAGGACTGCGTGGACAAGTATGTTGAGAAGAACTGCCGGAAGGTGCTGCCATTTGTAACGGTACCGAATGATTACGGAATGCACAGAAATTTATATTAAGGAGGTCATGATTTTGGCAGGACATTATCAAGAGCGATTAGATAAATCTATTTGCAATACCAAGAGTATCTTCAGTGAGATAAAAAGGGACATGGCTGAAATCGAAGCTATTCTCGACTGTGACGATCCAACGAAGTTACAGGAGATAATCACTGAAGCACGATATAGAGTGCATGTATTAACGGAAAAATTATATTAGGGGGTTAAGCGATTATGAATGAATTGCAGATACGGGTAAACCAAAAGCCCGGAGTTATTACCACGAATTTTGAAGATATAAAAGCTGAATTATCAACACAGATGGATGTTTATAAGGAGCTTGAGGTCACCGAAGATAATAAGCCGGAACGGAAGAAAGATATTGCAACCCTCCGGAAGATGAAAAAAGCTTTGGATGATAGGCGTATTGAGGTCAAAAAGGAGTATCTGAAGCCTTGTGATGACTTTGAAGCAAAAGTTAAAGAGCTTACTGCTCTTATAGATGAACCGATCGGGCTGATCGATAATCAGGTTAAAGTATTCGAAGAAAAGCAGAAAACCGAGAAGAAACAGGATATCAAGGATGCCTATCAGGAGCTTATCGGTGAAGTAGGTGATTATCTTCCACTGGACAGAATTTATAACAGCAAGTGGGAAAATGTGTCCGTTACGATGAAGTCTATCCGCGAAGAAATGGAAGAGGCAATATCCAGCACGGTTATGGCTGTTACTACTATCAAAGGTATGAGCTCTGAAGCCGCATCCCAGGCTTTGGAGCAGTACAAGAAAGACTTGAGTCTTGCCAATGCAATAGCATACGTAAATCGATACGAACAGCAGAAAGCTGAAATACTAGCCAGGGAAGAGAAGAAGCGCAAGGAAGAGGAAGAACGCAGGCGCAGAGCCGAGGAGGAACGTATTCGTGAACTAGAACGTAAGAGAGTAGCTGAGGAAGCTCGTATCCGGGAAGAAGCAAGGCAAAAGGCTATTGAAGAAGAAAGGCAGAGGGTTGCTGAAGAGGAGAGGCGTAAAGCTGAGATTGAAGCAGAAAAGCGTAAGCAGGAGGAAGAAAAGCTTCGTGCGGTTGAGCAGGCCGAAGCAAAACCGGATCCGGTACAAACGGAAGATAATCTACAAGAAGAGGCATTTGAGGAAGAGCCGTTTGCGGAAGAGCCTTTTGTAGTCAGTGACGAACCTTTTACGGATGAGCCATTTGATGTACCGGAAGAACCTCCATTTACAGTAGAAGAAGTTAAAGCTACATTTACCGTAGTCGGAACTATGGATGAGCTGGAGCAGGTAGAAATGTACCTGAATAGCATTGGACTATTCTTTGAAAGGGTGGATGACTAATGGAAAGTGGAAAGATTTATGAAGCTATTAACAATGTCATGAGCGAAATCGGAGCCATTGGAAAGGATCAAAAGAATAAGCAGCAAGGGTTCATGTATAGAGGAATCGATGATGTCATGAATGCACTTCAACCTGCTTTGATTAAGAATAAAGTTTTTATTGCTCCGGAAGTATTAAATGAAGATCGAGAAGAGAGAACAACTAAAAATGGTACGTTGCTTTTCTATACGAGACTTACCATTATGTATAAATTTTATACTACAGACGGGAGCTTTATCGAGACCAAGGTTATTGGTGAAGCCATGGACAGCGGTGATAAAGCAACTAATAAGGCTATGTCAATTGCTTACAAGTATGCTTGTTTTCAAGTTTTTTGCATACCTACAGAGGAAATGCAGGATCCTGACGCTGATAGCTATGATATTAAAGGAAAACAATCCAATCAAAAGAAAGATATGAAGCCAACGAACAAACCCGCTCAATCAAGCAATATGCCTATGAGTGAGAAAGAAATGGATGTAGCGGCTGCTAAGACGGCTAAGCAGAAAATAGGATCTGCTAAGGTCGCAACAATCCAGAAAGAACTGGATCGGACCGGAGTGAGTGCTGAAGCCATCTGTGGACGTTATAAATTCAATGCATTAACCGATTGTACAGAAGAATTATTTCCAAGAGTAATGAATGCGCTTAAGCGTACCAAATCAAAGGAGGTTGCATAATGAATTTAATTAAAGCAAGATTTTTAAGATATGGAGAACCATCCGGAAGAGAATATACATACATTTCGAATGTACCGGTAAAGGTTGGCGATCTGGTACAGCTTAACGAAAGAGGGCAAGGTATCGTTACTGAAATTAACGTGCCGGAATCCGAGGTAGAAAGCTTCAGAGATAGATTAAAAAGTATTATAGGTAAAGTCGAAGTTAAAGAGACGGAAGCTGCAGACAATGAAAGCGAGGCGGTTTTAGATGAATAATGTTAGCTTGGTTGGAAGATTTACAAGAGATCCGGAGGTCAGATATACGGATGGCGGACTTAGTATAGCAAGATTTTCCTTGGCCGTGGATAGACGCTTTAAAAAAGATGGACAACCTGATGCAGACTTCCCTAATTGTGTAGCATTCGGCAAAACAGCAGAATTTATCGAAAAGTATTTTCACAAAGGTCAGCGAATGGGGCTTGTCGGCAGGATACAAACTGGATCGTACATCAAAGAGGATGGAACCAAGGTTTATACCACTGATGTGGTAGTTGAAAACGTGGAATTTGTGGAAAGTAAATCTTCCGGAAGTGGGCAGAGCTTACCGCCCGAACCGAGCATTGCGGATGCAAATGACGGATGGGTGAATGTTCCGGATAGTATAGACGAGGAACTTCCTTTCAATTAAGGAGGCGCATATGAATAATCTGACAATACAAATAGACAGCCGGGAAAAGGCTAGAGCGATAAAGAAGATAGTCGCGGAATTTGAGCGACAAGGGGTTAAGTACTATGTAAGTAAATTGTGGACCGGGGACTATATGTCCCTGGATAACCCCAGACTGATTATAGATCGGAAGCAAAACTTGTCTGAGATATGCGCAAATGTATGCCAGGACCATGACCGTTTCAGAAATGAGCTCCTTCGGGCACAGGAGGCGGGAATAAAGCTGATTATACTGATCGAGCACAGCAACCGGATAAAATCCATTGACGACGTAGAGACATGGGAAAATCCGAGAAGAAAAAAGCGCATATGGATAGATGACAGGATTGTTGCGGATGAAAATGGTGATGAAAGCTGGGAAGTCGGTCATTACGAGACCATAGAAACCAAAGCAATGACTGGGGAAACCCTTGCGAAAGTGATGAGAACAATGGAGCGAAAATACGGATGTGAGTTCCTATTTTGCAGCAAATTACATACGGGAGAACGAATTATTGAAATTCTAGGCGGTGAGCATGTTGACCAAGGAACAGATTGAAGAGAGAAAGGAAGCTATTAAGGCAACGGTGACGGTACCGGACATTCTGTCCCGTTACGGTGTCCGGATCAAGCGCGGAAGATGCAAGGCAATATGTCATGATGGTAAAAATTATACCGCAAAGGTATCGGATGAGCTGTATTACTGCTTTAAATGTAATCGCAGCATGGATATTTTCGATATTGAGATGCATTTTAACAACTGTGATTTCTGGACTGCCTTTGAATTGCTGGGCGGTACGGAAAAGCCATCATTCAGCGCCACCAGGAAGGCTAAATCAGCCCAAAAAGAGCGGCAGGAAAGGATCAATAAGCAAAAGAAAATCAACCTGGAATTAAGGCAAATACGGATGTACATAGATGCTTATAGAAACATTATTGCAGATGAAGAACCTTTATCTGACCTCTGGTGCTACTGCCAGAATAAGCTGCAATATCAATTATATCTACTAGATTACTACATTGGAAAGAGGTGATTACCCTGCAGGAACTTAATAGCTTAACAGCTGACACGATATTATCCGACGAAGTCCTTTGTGAGGTCATGGAGGAACAAGACGAGATATTCAAGGCAAGATTACTTCTATCTCTGGAGGAGCGTGCGCAGGAACTTGGGGTAAAAACCAAATTCACACGGCTTGTGGCGGCATACAAAAAAGAAAAAGCCAAGTTTGATAAGCAACAACAGCAGATGCCTGCCAATCTCGAACGAATGACTGAGTTCGATGGAACATACGAGGATATGAGATGTGGTAATTGGATTGCTGATGGTAATGGTATCCGAACATTTGGACCGTTTGGAGGGGAAATCCTTGCTTGTTATCATCCTATATTGCCAATCCAGCGACTTATAAATGCTCAGACTGGTAAGGAAAAAATAAAGTTGGTGTTTAAAAAAGGACATCAATGGAAAGAAATCGTCACGGATAAGGAAGTAATTGCATCAGCAAACAGGATTGTGGCGTTATCGGGTTACGGGGTTTCGGTTACTTCAGAAAATGCTAGAAACCTAGTTCGGTATTTATCAGACATAGAAAATTTTAATATAGAGAGGATTGAAGTGCAAGTGTCAACATCAAAACTGGGTTGGATCCAAGGCGAATTTATGCCTTACGGAAAGACCGTTATTTTTGATAGTGAAATAAAATTTAAGGAAACCTTTGAAGCTGTTCATGAAGAAGGATCCTGTGAAACCTGGCTTGACTTAGCAAGGCGGGTAAGGAAGGCTGGAAGATTAGAACCAAATATCTATATGATCGGTAGTCTGGCCAGTGCCTTAATTGAACCACTAAATGCATTGCCCTTTGTTTTAAACCTCTGGGGTGATACGGGTAAAGGTAAGACGGTAGCAATTATGTTAGCAGCTTCTATATGGGCGAATCCCGGAGGAAATGAGTATGTCACGGATCCAAAGAGTACAGTAACGGCCTTAGAGCTTCGTTTGGATTTTCTAAACAATCTGCCAATGCTAATTGACGATATGGCTCAATTAAAAGATAAGTATTCTGGAGATTTCTCGGAGCTGGTATATATGCTCTGTTCCGGAAAGGGCAAGGACAGAGCGAATGCCAATTTAGGACTCAATAAGTCTACTACATGGCGAAACGTGATTTTGACGAATGGAGAGCATTCCCTAGTCACGGAAACAATGCAGGGTGGAGCGGTAAACAGAATTATTGATGTCGGTATGGATGATGGATATTTATTTGATAATGGTAACCAGGTAGTTGAAACCATAAAGCAGAATTATGGTTTTGCCGGCCAGATGTTTATTGATGCCATAGAACAACTAGGGATTGACCGCATCAAGGAGGTCCAAAAGGACTTCCTACAGCGGATTAATGCCAGAGCTGAAGAGCTAGGCGTTGAAAAAGAGGAAAAGCAATCCTTGCCTATGAGTATACTACTGACTGCCGACAAGATAGCAACAGAGTACATATTCGAAGATAATATATATCTTGACTTCAATGTATGCGTTGATCTCCTCAAGAACAAGGGTGAAGTATCTGAGAACGAAAGAGCGTATGAGTTCATCCTATCAGAAGCAGCTATAAATATGAACAAATTTAAGCCGGATACATTCACAGGTGATTATAAGGGAGAGATATGGGGCGCTATTGAAAACGGATACCTAATCATCATAAATAATGCGTTTAACAAGATATGTGAGCGAGGTAATTTCTCAAGCAAATCATTCTTGGCATGGGCGAATAAGCAGAATTTAATAGAAACTCAATCGGGTAAGAATACAAAGACAAAGAGATTTAATGGATCAGTAAGCCGTTGTGTTTTTCTAAAGCTTCCTAGAGAGGCGGGAGCAGAAAATACACAGATAGAGATCCCGGATGAATTTATGAAGGTGCCGGAGGATAAGGAAGAAGATCTACCGTTTAATTAGCAAAGTGAGGTAATAAATGAATAAAAAAGCATATAAAGCGTGGAAATCAATGATTAATAGGTGCACAGGCACATATAATTTTGAAATTTATAAAGATGTCACTATTTGTGATGAATGGAATGATTATGCCAATTTTGAAAAGTGGTACGAAACCAATATATATGAGTTTGATGGTACTTTAGAACTTGATAAAGACCTGCTTTCTAGGCATAAGAAGATTTATTCCCCTAATACATGCTGTTTCCTACCTAAAAATATTAATACTTTAATTGCAAGTACCTCAAGTAGAAATCAATATCTTCCAGGTGTTTCGGTAAATGTACGTAAAAATAGAGTGACTTATACGGCTACTGTAAAAGACGGAGGCAAAGTAATTACTAAGACTTTTAAAACTCAAAAAGAAGCTTTTTACTTTTATAAGGAGAAAAAAGAAAAAATAATTAAAGAAACAGCTAATGAATATAGAGATGTGTTGCCGGAGCATATTTATAATGCATTAATTCAATACGAAATACCTATGACATGCGAAATACTTGAAAGGGCATTAAGGAATAAAGATTTAATGAGAGCCCAAGACTTCGAATTAATTTTAAAAGAATATCAACCGTGATGTAACACTTGTAACACCATTTTTTCAAAAAATAAGGTCTTATGGTAGAAAACAAAAAATCAATAATTTACCGTTTACTCTCGCACGTATAGAGCACTTAGGGTGTGTTACGGTGTTACAAAACTTGAAAAGCTAGTAAAATCAATGGTTTCAGCGTATCACCACAGGTGTTACATAATTAAAAAATGGTGTTACAAGCACGAAAAGGGGTGTTACAAATTACAGAAAAAGTAAAACATATACTCTCTCACGAAGAGGTTCGAAATATATTCAACGAAACTTACAATGTTTTTTATAAAAAATGGAGAAATATTTCTAATCCGGATGATTGGCCAAAGCTGATGCAGGAGATGTACGAGATAGATGCAAAATATGATTGTGACCTGTGCAGGCAAATCTTGCTGGAGTTGGTTAAGGTGATGCAAGATGAATTCTTGAAAAGACAAGGAGAAAAATAAGATGTTAATACCAATAATTAAAATTAATGATAATGGCCATATACATGTTGTTGGGACAAATAGTCATGATGTTTTATTCGTGGATCAAAATACAGGCGGAATTCAGTATTTGAACCTGCAATGTATGGAAGGTACTAGAAAGCACAGCGGAAAATCTGAAATGAGCTTTGTCTCAAAGAAGCCAGAGGAATGGGATATCTATCCGACAATAGAGATGATAACAGTTGAGGAATTGATTGAGATCGCTACGAAGAACATGGTAGAGCAAACAGAAGCCAGCATAAGACTACATGAAAGTTTTAAAAAGTATTTGGATGCAAAGAACATGTGTGAAGAAAAGCGTAGAGATGATGATGTCAGTGATACAAGCGGAATGTTGTTTTAGGAGGGATTCAAGTGAGTGAGGAACTTCAGAACAGTACTAATTCAGAATGGTATGTTAATCTGCAACTTAGAGATGTAAAGACCTATATCAGAGATAATATCAACAGTGTTTCAAGGAGCTTTGTAGCGATCGGGTATTATCTGAAATACATCCGGGATCATGAATTGTTTACTGAAGATGGATATCAGAACATATGGGAACTTGCACAGGTTGAATTCGGAATAGGAAAATCGAGTGCATCAAGATTTATGGCCATTAATGACAGGTTCAGCAAGGATGGTAATTCTCCCATTCTTCTTGATCAATACAAAGATTTCAGCAGTAGTAAGTTATCCGAAATGTTAACAATGACTGATGAGCAGCTGGATCAGGTATCCATAACAACCACTGTGGCAGAAATCCGAGAGATTAAAAATCCAGATAAAGTTGTTGCGACGTCGCAACAGGAAGAGAAACCTATCAAGCCAATAACCATTGATGATCTCGACCTTTCCGTCCGAACATATAACTGTCTGAAACGTGCCGGCATTGATACGATTGATCAGCTCTGTGATTTGACAGAAGATGAGGTAATAAAAATTCGCGCTGTATCCCGGAAATGTCTTGATGAAATTAAGCTGAAACTATCCGAGATTGTTAGAGGGTTAAGACCAGATATCCCAGAAGTTGTGAACGATGAATCGAAAAATGTGGATATTAAGCCGGAAATCGTGAACGATGTGGATGAAACCGTATCAGAAGATCCGGAAATTGTATCAGAACCGATTGAAACCGTAGAAGCTGATATCATCCAGGCCGATAAGGAATACGATTTCGATAAAACTGCGGCATATGAACTTGTCGATGTACTAGTCGCTATCCAAAATCATAAGTACGACTTGGAACAATACAAAAACACTGAACTGGATGCACCGATCGTAAAGCAGGTGCAAATGGAATTGGATGCCATGAAACTGCTTGAAGAGTCAATGCGAATGTATGATGTACCTAAACCGGTACAGCCGGAGCTACCGATCCTAAAGAATAATAATCAGCGGAAAGATTGGCTTGATAATTATACAGCCTGGCCGATATGGATTGATTTAAAAGAGACTGGCGAGCGGTATTACCGGTATGATTTTGATAATGGAATAAGCTTTGTTATTCGGGTAAGTCTACATCACAAATTTATCGGATGGGACAAGGGTGGTTACTCTAAAACGGAAACAGAATATAGCATGGAAGAATATTTTATTCTGGGAGGTCCCAGCCGTAAATGGGAGGCCGAGAATAAGACTTTCCGTGAAGGCATTAGAAATAAATCAGCTATGGTGGAATTTCTGAAAGAACTGCAGAAAAATTAAGGGGGTGAATTGGTGGAATACACGAAACAATTAATAAATAAGGCAGTCGGCAAGACATGTAAAATCTGCAACAAAGTAATAACCGAGAACCAAGCCGGCAGTTGTGAATTCCAATATTCCAGGACTGCGAATCGGAGGGAATTATTTATACATACAAAGTGCTGGGATGAGCTATACGGAAAGAAGGTACTGTCATGAAAGAAAACTTTTATGCATTGCTTATATGCATCCTGAAGCCGGACTATACGATTGATATGAGTTTGCAGGTTATGATTGATGGGCTGTTTAAAAAAGAAAATACGACTATTAGGAAACCCGATATAGAGGACATGATCCGGTTGAAACGGGAGATGACCTACAAGGAAATAGGCGAGATATACGGACTGAGTAAGCAGGCAGTGTATAGGAGGATTAAGAGATTTAAGGAGGCAATAGCGGTATGAAAGTAAATGATTTAATGACCGGACGTAATCAAGGCATGGCCATGGCGCTGAAGATAGTAAGAGATGGCGGCATTGAAGCACTCGAAAAGGAAATTGAGTACCGTAACCTTACCGGAGTAAGCCTTAACATTACTCGGCCGGAGTTGGAGCAGGCTACTACTGCTATCCGGCTTCGAGCTACAGAGGTAGCAATCGCAATATCGCTGATTACACTGCTGGATGAATTCTGCTTCAGCAAATATCAGGCTAGGCGGTATAAAGAAGTATTTGATCAGCAGGTTGACAGGGTCCTGAATGATGAGGTTACTCTTAATGATTATCTAAAGCGGATCAGCAGAGACCTTGATATAAAAATGGTTATCAGGGACTAAGCGAAATTATCATTTAGCTGATTAAGGCGGAAAGGAAAAGTAAAATATGAATAATACAAAACTAGATTGTTCTTTAAATGACACAACAGTTTTAAGAAAACTAATATTAGAAAATCCAGAGTTGCCAATTTTAATGTTTTGTGGAGAAGATGCTTGGAGTGGCGAATATAATTATAGCCAAGCATACGCAAGCAAAGGGGAGATAGAAACTTTAACGTTATATAAAGATACGTGGTTAACTAAAGATGATTATGAGGATAGGTTAGCCAATGATTTATCCGATGAAGAGGAATATATCGATATGACAGTCGAAGAATATGACAAAATGATAGATAAAAAAGTTGAAGAAACAGAATTTGTTAAAGCTATTGTCATTTGGGTTGGTTAGTACAATTAAAAGTTAAGCCATAAGCCAACATAATCATATAAGGCTATAAATAATTAATATAACCATGGAGGGGTATCTTATGGATGCTGATAGGTGTGTAATGTGTGGAGCAATAATCCCGGAGGGCACCCAAGTATGCGTAAATTGCCTAAATAGATGCATTGGGTGTCCCTGGGAAGATCCGGACAACTGTAAAGCCTGTAAAGGGCAGAAGGGAGCGAATAAGGATGCAGAGATTAATTTACACTGTTGATATCGATGAAGAAGTATATGAACTTAGCGGATTATTAGATACTTTTGATACAGCAGTTCAGGTATTAACAGATTGCAATGTAGAACGGAGCCGGATTGAGTCTCCGGATGAAGTTTGTGAAAATGGAGAATGGGAGGATGAGGAGTAATGAAAGCAAAAATATATATTGATGAAATCGTTAAAGTAAGACATCTTATCGAAGTCGAAGCAGAGGATGATGATGCTATAACTTCTGCACTGGATCAGTTAGAAATGGAAAGACATGATGATTTTGACAGTGCCGAATTTAGTCTTAGGAATAACTACAATGATTTGTTAACAGTAGTTAATGTTAATCGTGAATATTCAGAAGATGGTGATGGTATTGAATATGACTACGAGGAGGATGATGAGGATGAGTAATCTATTAGAACAAGCGAGTCAAAGAGTAATCGAAATTAACAAAGCTATGAGTGAGATAGAAAAGTTTGAGGATATTATCAGTGCTGGGCGAGATGCTGAAATTGCATTCGCAGATAAGGGTAATACAAAATACATAACTGTGTTGTCGCCGGAGAAGATGCAGGAGTTGAAGGATACTGTTTTAGTGGCTATTATTAATTCCAAAAATGAAAAGGATGCAGAGCTGGAGCGACTACTTGGTATTGATAAGAGAAAGCCTGCTGTAATCAATCCGGAATTTGAAAAGGCAGTGCAGGAGATGGAACAGCAGAAGAAACCGGATCCGGTAGAGGATAAGCTTGCTGAAATCATAGACAAGCAAGTACAGGAGTTAAAGGACAAGCCTGAGATGACCCTTGAAGCAGTCACGAAGCTTTATATCGAAGAGGGTAAGACCTATAGGGAAATGGCGGAATACTTCGGGGTAAATAAATCAAATATTAATAACTTTATTTATAAAAATCACTTATCGGAATTAAAGCAAAAGCATGATTGTGGTTATGCGAAAAAGCCGAAGCAACCTGATAAAAAGGAGCGTCCCTAAAATAGTTAAGGATTATAACTCCGAAATTTGTCCGATATGCGGTAAACAAATATTTTTTACTGCGTTTATGACAAGACAGGATTACCGATTCAAGACCACAAAGCGCAGGATAAAGTACTATTGTAGCTGGAGCTGCTATAGCAAGGCAAAAGGACGGTGATAGGGTGACAGAACTACAGGAGCAGAATGAAAAGAAAAAGGAATACTTGAACAGCTATAAAAATCTATGCAGGAAGCTTAAGTCATTGGAAGAACAGCTACAATCTCTTCGTGAGGTAGAACAGTCCGCAAAGATACAATCCATATCTGATATGCCTCATGGTAGTAAGCAATCGGATCTATCGGATTACATAGTTAGGCTTGATAAGATACTTTCTAAGGTAATTCGAACTAAGCAGGAGTGCATGGATAAAAAGCTGGAGATCGAAAATCATATTGCTGACATGCCAGATGGGATTGAAAGTAGCATTCTTCATAAGCGATACATCGAATTTAAGACCTGGGAGCAGATATGCGTTGATATGGATTATAGTTGGAGACAGACCCATAGACTGCATAGCAAAGCTTTAAGTAATTTTATTATGGCATAGAATGGCACACTAGATATATGTTATGGTATAAGCAGGAAGGTTGTTAGAAATAACCTCCTAACGGCTGCCAGGTGTCAAAGCCTGGTGGCTGATTGGGACTTGTAGCTCAACGGATAGAGCACTGGCGCGCGCATAACAGGTACAGTGGATGCAGGTTCGAACCCTGCCGGTTCCTTCCCCCCACTCCCCCTGAGGGACTCCCAATATAAGAAAGGCATTCTGCGTGGATCTGCAGGGCGCCTTTTGTAAATTGCCATTGAAAAATTGATAGATTTGTTATAATATGGATGGTGAAGGGAGGGACGATAAGTTGAAAATTACGGCATTCGACAAGGATATAAACTATGCACTCGATTGTATGATACAGGCAAAGAAAAACGAATGGGAACCTGTAAAGCAGAAAATAGACGAAGTCAAAGTAGAAATAGGGGGATTAATAGCTTCAAAGGAGTTCCTAGAAAAGCTTAATGATGATAATGCTGCTATACAAATACCATTACTTACAACAAGACTAGAAGAAGTAAAAAAAGAATACCACGAATTAATTGACGCAAATCAGCCACTAGCTGACAAACTCAATAAAGAAATAGCAATTTTAGAAGGACTAAAAAGGAACTATTAGTGCTTATTATAAACAATATAACACAATACAAAACAAAGACAGGGCATCTTGCCGATGACAGGGTGCTTTTTCTTGTATCCAAAAACAAGCAGCTAATGGTTTTAGAGACCGATAGCCTACCAGATGCCAAAACGAAAGGATGTGAGCCTGATGGCGTTAACAGATAAACAGAAGTTATTTGCAGATGAATACCTGATAGACCTTAATGCCACCAGGGCATATAAGGCAGCATACAAGAGTGTAAAGAAAGACGAAACTGCTGCAGTAAATGGAAGCAGATTGCTAAGAAATGCTAGGGTTGCAGAATATATTGAAGAGCGAATGAAGGACCGTGAGAAGCGTACTGAAATCACCCAGGACTTTGTATTAAAGGAACTTTATGCCATAGCTTCCTCTAATGGATCTGACTTCGCCCAGGTAATAGAGGAACCAATCATTCAGAATAACCATTATGTTAAGGATCCTGACACAGGAAAGCTTCGGATGCAGGAGGTT